TTACCTACATTTCAGATGCAAATTTTTTAATATACAATATAATTCTTCACCTATATCTTTCATTAGTATAACAACATTATTATAGGCATTAGTCAGAACTTTATCTACAAGAATTTTTTCATAATTACTACCTTTTTGAGAAAATTCTATAAAATACATTTCTCTAATAAAATCACCTTTTCGATTAGATGTATTAGCCTTTGGTTGAATAATATATTTATGCTTAGTGTGGTTAGAAATATCATTAATGTACATAAAATAACATTCTTTATCTTCTTTAAAGTTATTCAATATTTCATACAGTCTTTTATATTCCGTATTTTCTAATTTTTTAATTACATTAAAAAAACTGATATGATCTATATTCATCTCTAATTTTAAACAGTAAAATATCAAATTTGCTAGATAATCATATATTGCATGGATATTGTAAATACAAGCTATAATATTAGCTTTTATAGCAATCCTTTTTTTATATTCTTCTTTATCTGAAAGAAAAGCTAATTTTAATGCTTCAATATTTTTTACATTTGATAAATTTATATATTCATTATAATGATATTTTACATTATCTAATCTATCAAAAATACTTTCTCTTATACTATTAATTTCATTATTATGTTCTTGAACCAACTCATGTATTAAATCTAAACCATTTTTCATTTTATACCTTTAATAATATTCCACAAACTTTTCCAACAATATCTACATTATCTATATATAATGATATATCATTAAAAAGTGAGTTAATTGATTGTAGAATTACTTTATCATTTTCTACTTTAATACATTTAATATATAGTCCATCATTTGTATTTATCAAATATATATCTTTATCATTAATATCTTTTTTACTTTTATCCACAAATATTAAACTTCCATCTTTTATCTCAGGTTCCATGCTCTCACCAAATACTTCTAATACTTCAGTATATTTATAACTACTATTTATATAATCTAAAAGTTGTTTATCTATTACAAGTGGTTCAGAATTTATCTCATAGTTTATAGCTCCACCTCCAGCTGAACCAATAATATTTTTTTGATACTTTAAAATTATATAATTTGCTGTGTTTTCAATAAGGCTTTCAGGAAGTTGATTAAAAAAGAACCAATTAATAGATATATTTCTTTTAGCTAGTAATTGCATTATTTCAAGATATGGTACTCTATTATATTGTTTTGCTTTTCTAAACACATCATAGTTTATATTTAAAGCTTGAGCTATATCTTTATCAAATACTTTTTTATTATCTAGTTCTTTGGAAAGTATATCTTTTAATTTTTCTAATATTTCGTTATAGTTTTGCATAAAAAATTATACCTACATTTCAAAAGCAAAAATAAATTAATTTAAATACAAGGATAGCAAATGAAATTCTTAAAAAGAATTGAAGAACTTATAAAAGAAGGTGATATAGTTAAAAATACTTTATATGAAGAAGATGCTGGATTTTGTATGGCTAAGTATGTAGATATCTTTAAACATACTGAATGGAAATTAAAAGTACAAAATATAATAGAACTTACTGCAGGAAAGAATTCTACATATTTGAAAAAGTTCTCTGAAATTGAATCTGTAAAATATATACCAGATCAAACATATCCTTACTTTATAAAACAATTTGCTCTATTAAATGCTTTAAAAGATGATTATGAAAATGGTTTTTTAGTGTCGCTTAAATCTTTAGTAGAAGCAGATGTTTTCGATACAGAGCTTGAACAAGCTAAAGAATTACTATCTAATAAATATAAGTTAGCTGCTGCTGTAATTGCTGGAGTAGTTTTAGAAACGGCTCTTAGAAGCTTATGTGATAAAGAAAAAATACCACAGGGGAAACTTACAAAAATGAATGATGATTTAACAAAAGCTGGTGTTTATAATAAGTTCCAACAAAAAAGCATTACTGCATTAGCAGATATTAGAAATAGTGCTGCTCATGGTAAAGATAGTGAATTTACTCATGAAAATGTTGAAAATATGATAAGAGATATTGAAAGTTTCTTGGCTACTTATTTAAACTAACTAAGAAATTCTTAGTTAGTTTACAAGTTAATCAATTGCATTATGATTTTTATAGTCTAGTTTAAAATCTTTCATAATTGCTATTGTTCTATCAGTTGGATAAGGAAAATATACTGGTGTTATACCTGTATTTTGACAAAATTTCAAAACTTCATATCCCAATAACTCAATCGTTTTATCAGTTTGCCGATCAGATATTTTGCGTTTTCTCCAATGATTAAAATAGATTCTATCTTCAAAATTTGAAACAGCCAAATCAGAAACAGCTCTATACTCAGTAGTTGTTACTTCTGATATATTAACATTAGGAAGATTATTATTTAATACTTCATAAAAATGAGTAGGATCCCAACGTCCATGATTTCTACATTGTGTTAATGCAGTTAATGCTTCTCTATGATTAATATAAGTATTTGCATATATACCATTTAAAGAACATGTGAAACCAATATTCCTATCAACTATAGCAAATAAAAATTTTCTCATTATCTTTGAATACACACATTCAATATTACACTCTCCATATTGAATAGTAAAAAAAGCAACTAACACATTTTGTCTATCCATTTTAGATTCTAAAGCTGGTATATTTGTAAAATTCATTTTGACTCCTTTGAAATATATTAAATTATATCATCGTTATAAATAATACTTCTTTGATATTGCTTAAAACATTACATTTATTTTTTAATAATTAGTTATAAACACTTCATTTACACTCTTTTTTTTACCATGCATATTTGCTCCAAGAGTGTATCTTATCTCTTTTGTACTTCTAATATTAAAGCCTTTGTATAGCTCTCGAACTATTACGCTATCGTTATAACTTAGCAAAAATTTACCTTTTATATTTGACAACAGTTGTGCTAACTCTTCATGCTCTTTAATCCCAAATCCACCTGTATTTTTATAGTAGCTTTCTGTTGATACATAAGGTGGGTCTACATAGAAGAATGCATCATCTTTATCATACAAAGGAATAAGTTTATTAAAGCTCATGTTTTCTATTGTTACATATTTAAGCCTCTCTGAAATAGTCTTAAAGTTTCTATATATATTTTTAGGTTTTCGTCCTGATTTTGCTGACATTGCAAAGTTATCACCTTTAGAGCCAAAGCTTTGAGTTAATTGATAAAAATAAAACGCTGCTTTTTCTATATTATTTCTACCTCTTAAATGTTTAGTTTTTATATCTTGAAAAATTTCTCTTGAGATAAGTAAATCATTCAAATAAATACTCAAGCTTTGAGGATTATTTCTTATGGCTCTATGAAGATTTATAAGTTCACTATTTATATCATTAAACACTTCAAGTCTACTAGGTTCTTTTTGATAAAGTACACTTCCTGCTCCTCCAAAAACTTCAATATAAGTTTTATGTTCTTGAGGAATAAGATCAATAATATCTCTAGCTAATTGAGTTTTGCCACCTACCCAACCAAATGGTGCTTTTAACTTAGTTCTTTGCATAATTATCCTTTGTGAAAAAACATCACTTTTTTTAAAGTAATGTTGTTTTTTTTGTAAAATTTTTATGCAGCTATCAGGGGTGGTGGCTGTGTTTATAAAGTAATTTTTTAGTTTTCTATCTCTATTGATACTCTCCAACCAGAGCTTGTATCTATATCATGATTTACACTTTTTATATGATACTCTCCATCATCTTCTACAGTTCCAGATAAACTCAAAACTCCACCTGCATAACATACAAATCCAGCACAACTTATATTTCCAACTTTAGTTTGACTAGAAGCTTTTTGAAGTGCTGCAGTTGCTTTTGCTTTTGCATCTGCTTCATTTTGATATGAGCCTTTTATATGTTTAACTGGCTCACCATCACCAACTGTTATACTTTTTTGAGTATTCTCTTTTGTATCGTGCCAAGAGGCTACACAAGAGTTATATTTTTCTTTATTTGTATTTTCTATATCATAAGAGCTTATCTCTTTTACATTTAAACTATATCTAGGAAGTCCACTAGATTTTTTATCACCTTTTACTTTTTGTTTAAAAACTAAAGTATTATTTTTGATTGCAAATAAAGCGTTGTATTCACTTGCTAATCTTTTTAAAAAATGTAAATCTGATTCGTTTGATTGTTCGATATGTATTACATATAAATCATCATAATCACACTCTACTTTTAACTCTAGTTTTTTAGCTATTTGAGTAACTACTTGCTTTATACTTAGGTTTTCAAAGCTTTTATTTCTTTTTACTTTTGCTCCACTTGAAAAGTCAACTGCAGTTGCACTTATCTCTATTTTGCTTCCATTACTTGTACTTATTTTAGAATTTTGAACAGCAAAAGTACCACAAAACATCATGGCAGTTTCATTACCTATCCAAAGTTTTATCTCATCACCAAACTTTGGTCTTCTAAAACTCCCTTCAATACTTAGCCTTATATCATCACTACTTGTTCCATCTTCATCATGAAAGCTTATTTTTGAAGCATTTTGATTTATAGTATCTGTTATATCTTTACCATTTACAACAACTTTAAATCTTGGGTTCATTACCAAAGCCCTCCTACTTCACTAAATTCATCTTTTTTTTCTTCTAGTTCTTCAATATCTGGAAGTTCTATAACATCACCTAAATCTAAAAAAACTTTAGTTATATTATTTAACTCTAAAACTTTTTGAAAATGTTCTAGTGAACCATAGTAGTTATAAACTATTTCATCTAGTCTTTTATTCTCTTGAGTGATAGTTAGATTCACTTGTACCACCTTTCAAGTTCTACATTAAAACCTTGCTCTATATATTCGCCTGTTTTTATAAACCTACTCATATCTTTTTTAACATTTTTTATAACAACCAATACAGGTTGCGTATTAGTAAGGCTCAAAATAACTGGTTCTTGAAGTTCTCCAATCTTTTCTAACTTATCAAAAGTAAAAATAGATTTCATAACTAAAGTACCAGATAATGTAAAACTAGTTTTTGGTTTGGTTGCTACTTGATGATATGAATAATTTGCTATTCTATCTGAGCTAGTCCAACCAAAATCTATTTGTTTAGAAAGTTGACTAAACTCTGATTTATTCATCTTAAAATCAAAATCACCTAACATACCTAAAATCATCAGTCTATATCCTCATACTGTTTATTTTTATTTTTCTGTTCTACTTTTTTCATCTCTTTTTCTATATCAAATCCATCTGATGGGTTATTAACTGTTATATTATAAGTTGGAGTATTGTTTATAGTTTTTGCACCTGTTGTTTCATTTACTTTTGGGATAGTTGGTAAAGAACTTTTTTGAGCCTCTGATAACTCTTTTTGTGCCTCATCTTTTTTAAATCCCTTAAGTTCATCATCACTTACCATTCCAAAGATATTGCCTAGTTCCATTAACATAGGTTTAGCCCAAGTAAACTTCTCTTTTAAACTAGCCCAAAAATCATTTAGTGCTTTTGTTGGATTATCCCAAAGAGCACTCATAAATGTACTAATTGGTTCCCAATACTCATATACAAGTCCAGCACCTACAATTAAAAGCCCTATTCCAGTCGAACCAACAAGAGCACGAACTCCTATTTTCGCAAAATTTAAAGCAGCTGTTAATAGTAATAAACCTTTTCTAGCAATCAACAATCCACTTAATGCAAAACTTCCCATAAAACCTAAAGTAGAAAATGCAATACCTAAACCTATAACTCCAAAAGTTGCACCAAACACAACTTTAGTAAGAACTGGATATTTAGTAGTGGCATCTGCTAAACTATTTGTCACACTTCCTAGTGGGTTAAGAATAGAGTTTAAAGCTGGTAATAAAACACTTCCAATATTTATACCAATCTCAGCAATACCACTTTTAAAAAGTGTCATATTATTAGCTGTTGTTTTACTTCTAATTTCAAACTCTCTTGTCATACTTCCTGCATACTTAGTCTTATCAGCTAAGTGTCCTATTGCATCTGTATAGTTATGTAATCCTACTGTCAAAAGTGCTACATCATCAGCATACTCTTGCCCGAACATATCACTTAAAAGTCCTAACTTTTCATCATCAGCTACATCTTTTATTCTTGTTAAAAAATCAACTATTGCACCTTGAGCATTGTTTGAAATATTCTCTTTTAACTCTTCACTACTTAGTCCTATTTGATCTAGTGCATCTTGAAACTTTTTGCCTTGTTTATCTGCAGTTCCAAGTTTTTGTAAAATAGCATTTATAGCAGTTCCTGCAACTTCAGCAGGTTTTCCCATAGCCAAAAATGCACTTGCTAAACTTGCTGTTTGTTCTGCACTTATTCCAAATACTTTAGAAGTTCCACCTACTCTTGCTAAAACATTTACTAAATCATTGGCTTTTGATGCACTATTATCTGATAAATGATTTAAGGCATCTCCTAAACTTGAAATACCATCTAAACTTAAACCAAAAATATTCATAAGTGTGGCACTAGACTCACCGGCTTCTTTTGTGCTCATATCAAAAGCTGTACTCATTTTTGCAGTAATTTTAGTAAAGTCAAGCAACTTATCTTTTGTGATACCTAACTGTCCACCAGCTGTAACTATCTCAGCTAAGCCAGTTGCATTTATAGGAATAGATCTAGTCATTTTTAAAATAGACTGTTCAAAAGCTTTTGCTTCATCAGATGAATCAAAATTAACTACTTTATTCACATCAGCCATTGAGCTTTCAAAATCTATTGCTAGTTTCATAGGGACTGCAACTGTAGTACCAAGAGCCACTTTATCCATTATAGAACTTTTAAAATCATTTCTATATTTTTTTAAAGAGTCTAATTTTAAGTTAGTACTTTCCATCTTAGACTGAATAGAATTGAACTTTTCTAAATCATTTGTAGTAAGTTTGATTTGCTCTGAAGCTCTTTTGAAATAGTCAGTTATTCCTAGTTTTATTTTTCTTAAAGTTGATAATTTAGGATTTAGTTCATCAATAGATTTAGTAGTATCTTTAAAAGCACCAATGCCTTTAAAAGAAGCTCCTATTTCTATACCTAAACCTATTTTCATTTATCAACCTTTGGAATATAATTTTTACTGTCTTCTATAAAAAACATAAACTCGCTAACTTTTAACTTCATGATATCTTTAAAACTAAAGTGATAAATATATCCTATAAGACCAGAACCTTGTAGGATATACTCTTTAGTTAAGCCAAGTGCAAAAAAGGCTTAAGCAAATCACTTAGTTTAAAATAAATATGAGTTGGAAAATCTTCTACTTCTTCTAAAGTAAAACCACCAAGATTTGCTATTAATGTTGTAGTTTGTTCTAACTCATCATGAATATGACTTATGGCTTTTAAATCTTTAACCTTTGGCTCTCTTAGAGTGATTTGTTTTATATCTTTATCACCAATATTTAAAGGTGTAGATATTTCTAATTTTTTATCACCAAGATAAGCAACAACTTTATTGTTTGATTTCGCAACTACATTTGTGTTCTGTTTTTTTACTGCTGGAACATTTTTATTTTCCATATTTATCTCCTTTTTATCCTCTTAAAATTCTTCTAACATCTGACATTAAATCAGTTCCATTAACCTCTGCAATAAGATTATCATGGTCAATTCTTACTTTTGTTTGATTATTTACTTCATAAATATATTTTTTTAAACCTTTTTGAGATACTTTTACATCTAACATCTCACCTGCTTTACTATCTCCAAAACTTACACTAATCGCCCCTGTACAAATCCAAGTATGATTTTCTACTTTTGTTCCAGTTCTAACAGCTTTCTTTTGAATGATTTCTGCTTCATCAAGCTTTGATAAAGCATTAAAAATAGCCTCAGGCATAGAAGCAAAAGAACACTCACTATCTAGTGACTCAAACTGTCCTGTTGCATAGCTTCTATCTCCAACTCCAGTTGTACCACTAATAGTTTTTTGATTTAACTCTGGAGCTTTAAAACTTACTGTTTTTCCTAAATTTCCATAACCTTGAATAAAAGCATTTGTATCAACTATTGCACTTCTCATTTATGCCTCCTCAAACATTTTATAAATTTTCTCTGCACTTTGAGATACTTTGTTATATGTAACTTCAATCAATCTTGGGCTTGGCATATCATCACAATCTACTTCTAAATAAAATCTTCCCTCATCTATTGCTGTTTGTGTTGTAAGCTTTGTATTTAGATAAACCTTGAAGCCATCTACCATTACATTTTGTCCTACTAAATCAGCCATAAAGTTTTCTAAGGCTCTTTTACAAGCCATCAATTCATCTATATCTTTATCAACTGCTTCAAACAAAGCATCAACTGTTGCTTGAGCTGCTAAGTCAAAAATTCTAACTCTTCTGGCATCCTTCCAAATGGTATTTGTACAAGTTGCATACTCCCAAGAACGAATACCATTGTGAGATATAAAACTCATAATTTGTTTTTCTGTTAAACTATCTGTCTCATCTTGTTTACCTGCTATAAATTCAACTGGATATTTGACACTTGAAAAAGGCAAAATTCGGTTTGAGATAGATTTTGCATAACCAACTGTGCTTTGTCCGTCTATATAAACTCTTAAAAATGCTAAAACAGCACTTGCACAATAAAAATCTGTTTGATTTGAAGTTGTGTTCCATTTCCCTAAACCACACTTAGCTAAAGTAATCCTATCTGAAGTAAAGTTTGCTCTAAAAGCTAAAGCTTCAGAGTTTAGTTCTGCATCAGCATCAAAAAAAGTTCTAGCACCCAAGTACTCACAAACAGTTTTTATAGGATTACAAATATCTAATTCACCTACATGATAATCAGGAACGACAATGATATCTGGCTTATATGTAACTGGTTCACCTTTTTTACTTGCTTTGTTTATAGTACTTGAAGCTTTTCGTAAAGCATTAACTGCTTCTACAATAGAACTTTTCATAAGCTCTTTATCTTCATTGTTTTCATTATCCAGTTTGATATTTACAACAGATACTATAATAGGCACTATTACAGGAAATTCATTTACTCCAAGCTCTAAATATTTTTTTAAATTTCCAGTTTCAACATCTTCGAAAAACTCACTTTTTAGTGCATCTTCTGGACTATCAAAACAATATATTCCCTCTTCACATTCAGCTGTTAATACCATTGCCAAAGGTAAGGTTGAACTAACTTTGATTATGTAGGGATTATCTGCTTTGTATTTTGCTACTATTCCACGACCTATACTCATATTTATCTCCTTTTATTAAATTTATTTTTTATTCACCTATGCTTTTAGCACAATGATTATCTTCGATTTTTTTAAGTAAACAACAAAGTTTTTTATCAAACCAAGTAGCAGTACCTTTTTCGATTCTTCTATGAATATGACTTGATATTGTTTCATCTTGGCTACCATTCCAAAAAAGTACATTTCCTAACTGGTCAAGAGCTAATAAAAATCTCATAACTCTACTTCTTTTTTTTACATCATTTTCAAATTTTTCTATTAATTTATCCTGCATTTGTTACTATCTCTCCTACTTTTTGTATTGATAAAGCTAAAGCTTCTTTTAGTTCATTTAAAGATATCTCTTTAACTGTATTATCAGCTAATTTCCAATTGTTAGAAATCTGTCCTAAAAGTTCTGCTGATTGGATTGCACTAACCATATTCAATCTTGCTGTTTCATTTCCATCAAAGATATTTCCTTGTGAAGTTGTAACTACTAAAGTACTTAATTGCTCAATTTTTTCAGCCTTTTTTTGTATAGTTAAATATTCATTTTTAAGAATTTTATCTTCTATCCAGCTTTGAGTATCTTCACTCCATTTGTCAAATTGTTTAGGAACTAAAAGAGAATGTTCATTTTTTATCTTTCCAAGATAATCAACTTTTAACTCTTCTTTTGTAGTTTTAGAATAAACAGTTTTATTTCTGTTGTCTTCTACATATTCCCATTTTTGACTATTCTCATTGAAACAAACTGCAAAACTATCTTTTTGTTTCAAAGGTTTAATTTGCGTAGCATTTGGTAGCTCTAAAATCTTATGTAGGATTTCTATTTCTCCTATAAACTCTTTAGTATCTATACTGTATTGATAAAATTTCATTTTTTCTCCTATTTACATACTATTAAAAGCTTTTGAGCAATATTCTTAGAATTTGTTTCTGTTCCACCAGTTTCTTGTGTTAGCTGCAATGCTCCAGTTGAACTACCCCAAGGCAATAGATAATTAGAAAGACCATTTGAAAAATTAGCTTGAAGATATTTTGCAGCAGTATGACTATGTGATTTAAACTGGTCAGGCTGATAACTTCCAACTGCTCGACTATTACTAAACCGAATAAAAGCTCCATCTGGATTTGGTAATCTAAATGTTGTAGTTCCATTTCCACTAGAATAAAAACCAACAATCCCAGAATTAGCAGTTGACTCTGCTTGCCATTCTGCCTCAGTTTTTAACCAAGATTTACCTTGTAACCAAGCCCAAAGTGCAGGATAATCTGCTCTACTTAATAAAGCACCATTAGCTAAAATTCTATTTTCAGTTTCTTCATAACCAGGTATTAAGTCACCAATGTTAAAAGATCTTATATTTTTAACTATATTACTTACTTCACCTAGTTGCTTTTTATTTACAGCTTCATCATCTTCTATTGCATCTTTTACTTTAAAGGTTTGTGTATTGTCTCCATTTTTAAAAGCATATTTTTTAAGTTCATTTTGTACATATTTTCGTGTAGCAAATACGATACTATCATCGATTTTTAAAGTTACATTTTCTACTCCAACTGATGTTAAATATATTGTAAAAGTGAACTCTTTTCCTGCTCCTTGCTCTAAACTAGGCTTATAACTAGCAGGAAGATTTGCAACTGCATATAAAGTTCCATCTTCTAAATATAAAGCTGCTTCATTTACTAAAAATCCACCAACATCACTAGGAATAACTGCTTCAATTTCTAAGATATTTTTATCTGTTTCATTTTGAATAATAGAGTTAATATTTACTCTTATCTCTTCTTTTACTAACTTTGTAGCACTCTCCGCAGGTGTTATATTTCCACTCCCAAAGGCTACTTTAGATAAGACTATTGGTAATCCTAAAGCTTTTGCTTTTATATTGGATTGATGTCCACTAAGGGTTAGTAAACTATAATATTGTGTATCTGTCATACTGTCGCTCCATCTAAAAATATGATTACTTTTTCTCTTTGTTTTATTACACTTGCTAATCTATTCATCAAAGATGTGTTTAAACTTCTTGGTTGATATGGATAGACTTTTATATTTTCACCTTGGATAGTTGCACTTGCATATTTGTGTTGTAGGTTTGTTTTTAATCTTATTCTTATAAGTTCCAAGATACTTTTTTCATTTTTATAGATATCAACAAACTCTTCAATAATTTTTAAATCTTTATCCTCAACAGGTCTATTTAAAAAATCAACATCTATTTTAAAATGATAAGGTAGCCCAGCATATTCAAACCACTCATAAAACTTAACATCAATATTTAATCTTTTTAAAACTTCTTTGACTGCAAGTAAAGTTCCTTTTTTTCTATGCAATAAAATACTATGATCTATAATTGCTCTTTTTTCATCTAAAGTAAGTTCATTACTCCAAAAATCAACTTGATGGCTATGTGCTAGATATGGCAAATACTTTTCATCAGCTAATTTTGGATGAGCTAAAGTAGATATCACTTGTAACTCTTCTTTTAGTTTTGCAACTCTTGTCTCATAAACTAAATCAATAGCTTTTAATTTTTCATCTTCATTAGTAGGCAATATCGATATTAAACTCATCGCACACTCCTATTTCATGAGATAATACTTCTACATTTTGTGTTGGATTTGAGATAACTACCTCTTTAACTCCACCAACTCTTAAAAAATCATTTATTTCAGATAGTGTTATTCTCTCTCCAATCTTTCGCAAAGCTTTTAAGTTTTCTTTTAAATTTTCTAAAGCTTGAGTTTGAATAAGTCCATATTCTTGATTTTTCTCACAGTTTAAAACTGCTTCTATTTTAAATAATTTTGGAGTTGCTTCTACAACTTTTACATAATCTGTAAGTGGTCTTACACTTTCACTATTTAAACTCTCTTCTATTCTTTGTTTCATAAGTTCATCTGCATTTTCAGAATAGTAATAAACATTTACAGTACAAAATTCAGCTATTAAAGTTTTAATAGCTTCTAAAATCTCTACTTCATTTTTTCCTAAAAACAAAGGTATATAAGTAGAAAAGTCTTTTAAGCCATTTACTACTTTTATATCTTCTATTCTCTCATCAGCTTTATAAGCATAAGATTTATAAGTATCTTTTGAACCTGCTGTTGATTTATCACTCATACTTAAAAGTATTCTAAATCTAAAGTCATCATCACTTTCTACATTTGAACCAGCTTTAAATTCAGAGTTTGCTTTTGCACTTAAAATGTAAGGAAGAGTTGTAATAATATTGTTTGTTTGAACATCGCTACTTTGTGTATAAACTTGAAGTTCTACTTTTCCAATAGCTTCAGTTTGTCCTTTTTTTATAATAATATCTTCAATCAATCTAGCCTCAAATTTGCTCTCATCATCAGCTAAAGCCAAACCTTTATTTATAGTAATATCTGTGGTTTTTGCTTCACTCAAACTAAAAGTATAATTTGCCCAAGGCTTACTTCCTTCTAATCTTGTACAATCAAAAGCTACTCCCCAATGGTCTAAATCTGCTTTTGTAGCAGTTGCTAGAAAAAAAGCTAAAGCTAGTTGATTAAACTCTTGTCGTAAAAGCAACTCTCTGTATGCATTTGCTTCAATATTTGGCATAAAATCATCTGATTCGATATGTTCCCAATCAGGATATTTTTCTTTTAAAGTATCAATATTTTCTTGCTTAATTTTTAAATAATTAAGAACTTGTAGAACAGTAGGTGTTGGTAAAGAGTTTATATCTATCATTTTATCCTCACATACTATATGTTAAAATCGTTCCATCTTGAAAAGAAACTTCACAACTCAAGCTAGAATTTACTTCATCAAATTTTGTTACATCAATTCCTTCAGGAATTAATCTATCATCCCAAGGCTTCCAATTCTCATCAAAAAAACACTCATAAATATATTTTTGAAATAGTAAAACCCACTTTTGGTTCATCTCTTTATCTATAAGCTCATGAATTTTTGAACCAAAAAAAGGAAGATGAACTCTAGAACCTAGAGGTGTTTCAATCATCCTTTTAAAGCTTTTTTCTTTTGATATTTTTTTAGCCATTAGTCTCTACCATATCCATGATTTGTGTGATTTGTTAAATCACCTTTACTATCAGTAATTTTTCCACCAATAGCAGCATCTCCACCTGTAGACAATTTTTGAGTAATATCTAAAGTCCCATTTATACTAAAAGTACCTGCTCCTCCACTTAACCCTTTTGTTGTAATACCACCTTGTATTAATGTATTTCCAATAAGATTGATTGATGAACTTTTAATAGTTGTAGTAGTAGATTCGATATCTACTTTTGGTGCAACTATTTTTGCACTTTCTCCAACATTTACAACTATTGTTTGCCCTACTTTAACATTTACAGCATCACCAACTTTTACATTTATAATATTTGGATTTAAAACCTCTAAAGTAGAACTTTTTGTATCATAAGAGATAATTGCTCCATCTTCAAATTCAATAACTGTTTTATTTTCATTTGCTCCAGATGGTTCTTTACAACCTTTATTAAATATAGATCTAAAAATAAATCCTTTGTTTGTATCTCCAAAAGGACTTATTACTAAAACTTGCTCTCCTACTCTTATAGGAACAAATACTCTAAAAAAAGAGTTTGCTAAACTCAAAACTGGTAAGAAATCTGTTACTCTTTTATCCTCTCCTACATCATGAACAACTACTCTTGCAAGTGCTTTACCTTCTTGATTTTTTGTAGCACTTACAGTTCCGACTTGAATTATGTTTTCTAATCTTCTTCTTAACTCAGATAACCCTATCATTGGCTATCCTTTTTATAGTTTTGAATAAACTCTAAAAGTCTCTTTTGAGAAGCAAGTAATACAGCTGCTCCAATCCAAGCTGTAAAAGCACTAAATGCTAAACTAAATCTTGCACTTTGAGTCCAATAAAAACAAGCCTCACCTGCTATATAACCAACTAAAACACCACTAATTCCACCAAAAAAAAGCAAAAAGAACTTACCTTTTATATTATCTTTTGATTTATGTTCTTCTCTGTGTAACATCCCTAAAATACCTGCAAAGAAACTAATTACAGCCATATAAATCCAAAAAATAAAATCATTTATATTCATATTGCTACCTTTAAAATTTCAAATAGTGCTATTGTCAAAACAACAAATATTCCTATACATAAAACTTCTTTTTGAAAATTTTTATTTTTTACTAGATTCATTTTGCACCTACACACTCTTTTAATAAGCTTTCAACTTTTAAAAAATAAATCATCTTTTGCTTATCAGCTTCAAAGCTTCCATCATTTTTAGGTTTAGTGGGTATTACTGCATTACATTTAACAGGAACATAAACATCTTTATAAATATATTCTGTTTGAGTTTTTGTAGCACAACCACTAAAAGCTAAAACAAAAAAGCAAGATATTAAAACTAATTTAGTCATTAAACAACTCCTTATAAGCTTTTAGCTCAGATTCACAAGTTTTGTCTTTTAGATAAATGTTGTTTATTTTTTCTATTATTTCAGGCTCTTTATAAGTAACTTCAACTCTCATATCTTCTATTTTTTTATTTTGTTCTTGCATCTTGTCTTCACAAGTTTCTAGGTTTGCTTTTTCCTTGATTAAATTTTCTTGTAAAGAAGTCTTTTCCTCTTTTAAAGATGTAATTTGACTATTTTTAGAAAGAAAAGTAAAAACTACAATCAAACCTAAAACAATAAATAAGATAGCTTTTAAGTCAAGCTCTTTTATAAAGTTCATATACTTCTATCCTTGCTATAAAAAATTAACCGAACTTTACACACTTTAAATACTTACTATAAAGCAAGAATTTTTTTAAAGCTACTTTTGACAAGCATTTTTCTAAAAAATAAGAGTTTATTTTACGAAGCTTATTGCCTAAGATTCCATTTTAAAATATGACAAAGGTAGAAATTTGCAAGAGTATGAAGAAGAATTAAAAAAAATACTTAAAAGTGTTACAGATAATGTAGACACATATTTTGGAGAGTTTAGTTCACTAAATGATATAAAAATAGATCCAAAAAAAATGCCTGCTATATATGTAGATTTTTTAGGTGAAAACCCTATAAACAGTTATCAACAAAAACTCTCTTTTTCTTTATATCTTGTAGCTGCTAGTTTTAGTAAAAATGAAAAAACAAGAGATGAGAAAAGATATGATATTTACTCTTTAATAGATGAAGTAAATAAAACTTTACATCTAAAACCTATCTTAGAATCTGAACCTATTAAATTAAAATCTTCAAAAAAAATACTAGATGCAAAAGCACAAAATGCCTACCTTGTGATATTTAAAAAGGACATAGAGTTCAATGTAAAAACAAATTTATTAGAAGGAGAAGATTTTGAGTAAATACATAGTTTGTAATCTTCCTATTAATCAAAATAATGAAATCAGGATAGCTGTTATTGGAGATTGGCAAGGACATCACAATGGAGCTTTTTCTTTATCAAAAGATGATTTAGAGCAGATAAAAACAAATTTTGATAATGCAAAAGTTGATGTGGTAATAGACCTAGATCACAAAACAATCTATGAAGGAACAGGAGAAGCTTATGGATGGATAAAAGAACTATTTTTTAAAGAAGATGAATTATGGGCAAAAGTTGAGTGGCTAGAAAGTGGTTTAGAACTTATAAAAACTAAAAAATATAAATACATAAGCCCTGTATTTTTACCAAATACAATAGAGCAAGTAACTGCACAAAATATTGGCTGGACTTTACATAGTGCTGCTTTAACAAATCGACCTTTTATGGAAGAGCTTGGAGAAATCAAAGCAAACAATAAACAAAATCAAAAAAAGGAGGAGTCGATGATGACACCAGAAGAACAAAAAGAAATGGATGATTTGAAAGCTAAAGTTAAAGAGTTAGAAAACAAATTAAAAGAACAAAATGAAGATTTAGAAAAAGAGAAAGAAAAAAGTGTGGAAACTGAAGTTGATAATGCAATAGCTTTAAACAAAGTAAGTGCTGCACAAAAAGAGACACTTATTGCTTTAGGAAAAGCAAATCCAGATGAACTTAAAAAACTTTTATCAACAATGACTGCTATTACAGTTCCAAACAACGACATGTATGCAAACAGTAATAACAACCAAAACAATCAAAACAAGCTATCTGATGCTGAATTAAATGCATAAGGAGAAAATACGATGGAAATTACAAAAAGACCTCCTCTAATAGATGAAGTGATAATCAAAAAAGTTCAAGTTATATCTGGAAAGATTGATATTGAAAAAGAAGGTTTTACTTTAGGAACAGTTGTAACAACAAAAGATGGTGGTACCACTTGGAATATTCAAGATAGACCTATTTTTACTGCAGGTGTTTATAAAGAAGATGATGAAGTATTTCATAATGGTAGTTCTTGGATTTCACTAACAAATGATAACCAAACTGAACCAAAAGAAGATGAACCAAATTGGAAAGAATTAGAAAAATTTGATGCAAATGGAATTCTTTTAGAAAATATAACTGAAAGTGGAAATATTGCAGTTTTAGTTACTGGTGAAGTTAGAGAAAAACATTTAGAACATTATGATAGTTCTATGAAAAAAGCTTTATTCAAAAACAAAATAATTTTAAAATAAAGGGAAACAATGTTTAAAACAGTAGATGAATTATTAAAAAATAAATGGACTTCTAGAGCCGTTAGTGAGAAATTAACTCACTTAAAACCTATTCAAACTATTTTATTTGATAGATATGTAAAAGATAGAAAAGGTCAAATTGGTGCAACTTTTACAGTTAAAATTAAAACTGGTGCTGGAGTTATCCTAGAATCTATTACTCCAGAAGCTGAACACTTAGTTCATGATAGAGGTGATATTGTTGAATTTGAAACAAAAACAGCAAGATATGCTTTAGCAAATCCTATCACACCTGAAAAGTTAAATCAAATTGAGTCTTTTCAAGGAGAAGATAAAACTCTATCTTTAGCAGAAGAGATTGGTGATATTCAAAGAGAACATAAAGAGTCTTTTGATACTTCAATAGAGTATCAAACTGCTGGTGCATTATTTAATAAAGTAATGGATGGAAAAGGAAAGGTTCTATTTGAACTAAACTATAATGGTGTGATAATCGAATTTAAAGCAAACAAACCTTTAAGAGAATCTATAACTGAGGCAATAAGACATATTAAAAATATTCTGGGTCTTCAAAAAGTTAAAATCTCATCTTTAGCTGGTCCTACTTTTATGGACAAACTGAATCAAAAATGTTTAGAAGAAGAATTATTTAAACAAAACCAAGCAAAGTGGATAGATAAAGATGGTGTATCTTCTTTAGAAGTTTATGGACTTATTTTTGAAGAGTATGTTGCTACTTACAAAAATAGTGATGGAGAAGATAAACAATTCATCCCTGATGATTCTTGTGTATTCTTACCTGAAGATGGAAATATTTTTAAATTAAGATATTCAAGAGCAAATGATACAAAAGCTGCAAATATGAAACCAGCTTTATATTTTGGTGCAGTCGAAGAATTAGCAAAAGGTAGAGGATGGGAAGTAAGAAGTGAATGTAGACCTTTAGTTTATAACTCAAGACCTGCTGCAACTCCAAAAGGTAAATTTATCTAAAAAAGTTTAAAAGCTCATATTTTAGAAATATGGGCTTTTTTACTAAAAATGATAAATATATCGAATAAAAAAAGATTTTGATTTTTAAACGGGTTTTAAACGCCTTAGAAAGGATTTTTAAAATGATTACAAACGAAGATTTATTAAAAGAGATAAGTGAAGATGAATTACTTCAACTTTCAGATTTAAATGCAACTGGAGAAATAAATCAAGAAGTTATAAATGATGCATTAAATGATTCAATCTCTTTTTGTGAATCTTTTATAATTTTACCAGCTAACCCTACTCCACTTTTAAAAAAGATTATTGTTGATTTTACAATCTATGAATTAAGAAGAAAAAATGGTTTAGTTAGTGAAACTGACAAAGAGTTAAAAAAAGATAATGAAGCATATTTACTAAAAATGAGTACAGGAAGACTTCTTACAAATATAGAAGAAAAAGAGAAGGCAAAAGAGACTCCTAAAAACTTTGCTTTTATACATCATAATAAAAAAAGAGTTTCTTTTCAAGGGTTTAGATAATGCCAAAATTGAGTAATGCAGATAGAAATAGAATATTAGCAAGAAGTTTATTTGTTGATGCAAATAAAAGCTATATAGAAATTGCTGAAACTTTAGAAATAAGTGATAAAACTGTACAAAATTATCAAAGTAAAGATAAAGCTGAAGGTTTTGATTGGCTTACATTAAGAGCTACAAAACATATCAAAGAGACTCAAGAAACAAAAGAGAATATGTACTCTATGTTTATAACTTATATGTACCAAACTCTAAAAGAGATTAGAGAAAATGAAAAGATGAATGTTGAAAACAAGGCTCAAATGATAGTAAGCCTTGGAGATAGTTTCTCTAAAATGGGGAAAATTGCAAGACAAGAAGACCCTGAAGCTTATAAACTTGGAATTATAAAAGTAACTATTGAAAAAATATTAACTTCTTTAAAAAGAGAGCTTAGTGTTGAATGTATGGAAAAAGTTATAGAAACTGTTTATGAAATTCAAGAGGAACTAGCAAATGTCTCTATTTGAAAAATCTGAATTATTAAGTTTTTTAGATGATACATATTCAACAGCTCGTGATAATGGTATTTCAAAATTAGGAGCTTTAAAGCTTACAAGAAAAGAGTATAAAACTTGGGTTAGTGATTTTGCAAGTGAACTAAAAGAGCAAATCAAAGTTACAACTTTACTTGATCCTACAAAAACTAAAGAGAGAGTTGAAAAACAAAAAAGTGATTTTCACTATTTTAGAGAAACTTACTTTCCGCACTACTATAGCTTAAAAGGTAAATCAAAACTTCAAGATGATTTAGAGGCTACTTATTACAAAATTATAGATCCTACAAAACCTATGGGATTAAAATTTGCAAAAGCAGCTCCAAGAGGATTTGGAAAAAGTACTGATGTATCTATTGTTTTTCCTATTTGGTGTATTGTAAATAACTATAAACATTTTATACCACTTTTTTCAGATGCTATTGAACTAGCTGAGACTTTAGTTGAAGCAATAAAAGCTGAGTTAGAAGAAAATGAAAGACTTAAACAAGATTTTTCTAATGCTTGTGGAATTGGTAAAGTTTGGAAAATTGGAGAGATAGTTACCAATAACAATATCAAAGTAAAAGCTTATGGTAGTGGGAAAAGAGTAAGGGGAGTTAAACATGGTACTTTCAGACCAGACCTTGCAATCATAGATGATTTAGAAAATGATACAAATGTAAGAAGTAGAACTCAAAGAGATAAGCTAGAAGATTGGCTTGATGAAGCAATTGATAACTTAGGAAGTGTTGATGGTTCTATGGATATTTTATACATAGGAACTATTTTACATAGAGATAGTGTATTAGCTAGAAAACTAAAACTAGCTTTTTGGCATCCTGTAAAGTTTCGTGCTTTAGTTCAATATCCAAAAAACATAGAGCTTTGGGATGAGTACTCTAAAATCTTTAAATATGAGGGTGTACAAGAAGCTCATAACTTCTATTTAGAGAATAAAGAGCTAATGGATGAAGGAGCTGTTTTACTTTGGGATGCTGTAAGTTTAGAGTATCTTATGCAAAAAAGAGCATCTAATAACAAAGCCTTTCAAAAGGAACAACAAAATAATCCAAATAGTGAAAACCAAAAGTTTGACTCTAGTAAATTTCCAAAAATAAGCCATACTCAAATGCCAAAACTTGATTATATTTATTATGTGGTTGATGCAAAAGGTGATAGTAACCAAGGAGACTTTTGTGGAAGACTTGCTGGTGGACTAAGTTTAGCTACACAAAAGCTTTATATATTTTATTCAAAACAATCAAGAATAAAAGGTAAAGCTGTAGTAGATGAAGTAATCAAAGATTTAAAAAAAATGAAAGTAGATATGTTAGGTGGTGATAAAAACGGCGGTTTTTATATGCTTAGAGATTGGATAAAAGATGCTTGTTTTAGAGAAGGTGTAAGAGTACCTATTATGAAATTTACTCATCATACTCAAAATAAAGAAGATCGTATGGGAGAGTTAGAGTTCCCACTTGATGATGAAGATATTATCTTTGTTGGTGATCATCCTGAGTTATTTGCACAAATGGATGACTTTCCTGAAGCTGAAAATGATGACTTACATGATCCACTTCAACAAATCTATGCAATGAGTAGATTAAGAAGATTAAAAAAAGATTCACAAAATGGTGGAAAAAGAACTAATACAAGAAGTACTAATACTAGACACAAAAGACCAAATAGGAGAGAAAGATAGATGTTTAAAAGCCTAAAAAAACTATTTGTAAATAATAAACAACAAACAGTAAAAGTAAGAGACCTTACAAGATATAAAGATATTTTAAAACCTCTTTTTGATTTGCCTGTACATAACTCTTGGCTAGATGATGAAACCATAGATAAGATTATGAGAGATAGTACAGTAATTGCAGCAATTGGAAATAGAAAAGCAAGTACTTTAAAAAAAGAGATACTAATAGAGTGCGAAAATAGTAACTTCAAAGAGATCTTAGAAGATGCATTTAGCTTTAATGTAATAGATTCTATTTTAGATATACCTTACTATGGTTTTGGAGTATATGAGATAAATTGGGAATTTGAAAATGGCTTTTTTATTCCAACTCTAGTTGAAAGAAACTACAAAAATTTTATTTTAGATAATGGAAAAATAAAATTTAATAGTTTAGGATTTAGTGAAGATATACCATTTCATAAAGTTATTGCTGCAACATACAAAGCAAAACCAAATAAGCCTTATGGACAACCTTTAATTCAAACTTTGTTTTGGTTAGTTGAGTTTAAAAATGCTTCTTTGCAATTTTGGGTAGAACTTCTTGAGAGATTTGGAACTCCTTGGGTAATTGGAAAAACTGAAGGTGATAAAAATGCTTTGGCTGAAGAGATATACAATATGCTTGGTGGCGATGGAGCAGTAATAGATGCAGATGATGATATAAAAATAGAAACTGCAAAAGATGGTGGAAACTTCAAAGAGTTAGTTGAATATATAGACAATCAAATAAGAGAGGTGATACTAGGAGGAAACTTAACTGCAAATGTACAAGGTGGTTCTTTAGCAGCTGCAAACGTGCACAATGAAGTAAGGGAAGATTTAGCTCAAGCTGATGAAAACATAGTAAATCAAATAATAAGAGAGCTTATTTGGATTTTTCAAGAATTTAATAAAACAACAACTGTTATAAAAGGTAAATTAAAAGATAAAGATGACCCAAACAAAGAGTTAGCCGATAGAGATAAATTAATATATGATATGGGATATAAGCCTACAAAAGAGTATATAGAAACAACTTACAATATCAAAGTTACTGAAATAGAACAAAAGAATAATAGTTTAATAGCCAATAATAACATTTCAAGAGCAAATCCAATTATTTTAAATAATCTTCCTCAAGATGAGTTAGAAAGAAACTTAAACAATATAGATTTCTCACACTTGGCACTTACATTTCAAAAGCAAATTTCAGAAATAATAAGTCAAGGTGGAAGTTTTGAAGAAATACTAGCCAATCTCTTTGAAGCCTACCCTACTTTTAATACAAAAGAGTTAGAAGATAGTTTATATAAATATCTAGCAAATGCTTCATTATTAGGAGTTGCTTCAATAGAGGATGAAAATCCAAATGGTTAAACTAGATTTTCAAAAGACTCCACAAAGTATAGTAGATAGTCTAAAAGATAAACAACTCACACTTACTTATAATCACGATGAACTTTTAAAAGAGGCTCATAATAAAGCTTTTACAGTTGCAAAAGTTACTAGAATGGATTTACTAAATGATATTCATAGTTCACTAGTAGATGCCATGAAAAATGGGAAAAACTTTGAAGCTTGGAAAAAAGAGATTATGCCAACTTTAGAAAAAAAAGGCTGGTGGGGAACAAAAGAGATAGCAGACCCAAAAACAGGTGAGATAAAAGAAGTAAAAATAGACTCTAGACGGTTAAAAACTATATACGATACTAACATGAGAGTAGCTTATCAAAAGCATAGATATGAACAGATGATGAAACTACCACTATCAACTTACTGGATGTATAGAAGTGCCTTACTAGAAAATACAAGAGCCTCTCATAGAAAACTTCATGGTTCAGTATTTCATAGAGACCATGAGTTTTGGATAGAGAATTATCCTCCTAATGATTGGAACTGTAAATGCTCAGTTACAGCTCATAGCGAAAGTGATTTAAAAAAAAGAGGATTATCTCCTATTGAAGGTAAAGTAGAAAGTATAGCTTCAAAAGATTGGGCTTATAATGTAGGTAAAAATACAAACCTTACAGGATTAAAAAAGATAAATTTAGATGATTCTTTAAATAAGCTACCAAATATTTTAAGTGCAAAAAATAAAGCTTTAGAAAACATAAGTGAAGCTGAACTAAAAAATAGGTTTTATAAAACTCTAGGAGCAAAAGAAAACTCTTATTTTATAGACAAAACAAATGACCCAATATTTGTAAATGATGATTTCTTTAAGAACAAAGAGATTGTTAAACTATTTAAAAAAAGCAGAAACCTTTTTATAGCTGAACTTGCAAATACTCTAAAAGACCCTGATGAAATATATCTTGAGTTTGAAAAATTAAGAGATACAAATGATAAATATATAAATGAAGATAGTAGAGTTGTAAAAAAGTTTATGAAGTATTATAAAACTGAAGCTGGAGCAAAAAAAGCCTTGATGGTGTTAGTTGAGTATTTAAAAGATAAAACTGTAGGTTTAAGTGCTTATTACATAGATAGTTCAGGAACTGTTGAAAATAAAAGGGTTGAGAAGTTAATTTATCAAAAGGATTAAAGTAAGTTTAGGGTTAAGTTTTCGCAGGGCAGAGCTTACATTGCCGTATTATCTTAACTCATCCTTTTAATACCAAATTGTACCACAGGAGTATAAAAAATGCAAGTAATACTAAAAATAGAAAATATAGAAGCTGTTAAAAGAAAACTTGAAGAAATTGAAAATAATATAACAGATACAGCTCCACTTATGAGTGAAATTTCAAACTATCTATATAACATTTCAAAAGATAGTTTTGATGATGAAAAAGATCCAAGAGGACATACATGGACTCCACTATCTGAATTAACAAAAAAATATAAATCTACTTCAAAAATATTATATAAAGATGGTGATATGCAAAGAGGATTAATAAATGAATCTGATAATGATAGTGCAAGAGTTGGAATAACTACTGTAAATGAAGATGACTACTTCTATCCTATGGTTCATCAATTTGGAGCAAATAATGCTGGAAAAAATAAAAAGACTAAAATACCACAAAGAAGTTTTATGCCAATAACTCAAGATGGTGTATTGTATGTTAAAACAAGGGATGAAATAGAAGAGATAACAATAGAATTTATAGAAAGTGGTTTAAAATAAAGATGGCTCACGAAGAGGTTTTGTGATAAATAGTATTTGTGCTTCACTAAGTCCATACTGTTTTGCAAGTTTTTTAGATAGTCTTTTTTCACCTAATCTTCTTTTATACTCTTCACAAATCTCATCATTTCTAAAAGTTGTTTTATAAGATGGAATGTATAGGCTTGAACCACCATGTTCTTTTATAACATCAGTTATTTCAACATCAGGATTTTTAATAAAGTTAAATAATTCTTCAAATAAATCATAATTTGTAACTGCTGCCATATCCTCTCCTAAATTTTTATACTAATAAGTTGTAATAAGGCTCATTATAACCAAATATATTACATTTTGCAATAGCATTACAAACTGTAATATATATAATTTTTATTGTTATTGAAGTAGAATATTTAATTTTAATTTAGGGGAATTACAAATATATGATAATAAAAAGATTATATACAAAGCCTATTGAAGGATGTTATGGAGAAATATTTATAGATGAAAAAACTAATACTGTTGTAAAAGTTTTTAAAAAGAGAAAAGACTTAGAAAAAGATTTTATAAATAATGTTTACAATAGTGAATTAGAAGCTTATGAAATCTTAAAAAACATTCCAGGAATTATTCAATATATTCCTAAATATTATGGGAAAATTGATTTAGATAAAATTTTGGATATAGATAATAAAGATATATCAGAAAATTATTATTTAGATTTCAATTTCAAACTAGAATATATTAGTGGTCACTTTCAGAAGTATGGAAACAATAGCCATACTTGTGAAATTTTAAAAAAATTTAAAAATGCTGGAATATCTTATGTAAAAGATTGTTCAGCTGTCTTAAATGAAAAAAAAGAGCCTATTAAAATAATAGATTTTGCAACAAAAGAATATGTTGCAAAATGGTAATATTTAATAATTTTAATTTTTGTGCTTCAGAAACTATAAAACCATCTAGTTCCAAAGCTTTGTATTTTGCTATCTTACAAGCAAATTGAAGCAAAATTTTATTGCTTTTATCACTATTAATATAAAGTGTATAATTTTATTTTAGGGAGTAAATACTATGAAAAAAAATAAAAGTTTTAAAGAAAAAATTAATAACTTTTTAAAAGAATGGTGGGGAATTGGGCTAATTGCTTTTATTGCAATGCTAACTATTTTTATTTTTGGTTATTTCTATTTTTCAAAACATAGCTTAAGCTGGTTATCTGGAGAAGTTGAAGAACTAGGACAAATGGGTGATTTTTTTGGTGGAACTCTTAACCCTATTTTAGCTTTTTTAAGTTTTTGTTTACTATTAATCACTATTAAACTTCAAAGTAAAGAATTAAAAAATTCAACAGATGAATTAGCTAAATCATCATTAGCATTAACAGAACAATCAAAATCACTAAAAATACAAAATTTTGAAAATACTTTTTTTAATATGATTGGCTTACATGGAAATATATCACATAAACTTGATGGTAGTATAAAATTTAAGTGTGATGAATTTAAATATACTATAAAAAGTTCTATAAATATTGAAGAAAGTATAACCTTTACTTTTGAAAATTCTTTACTTTCTATGTGCAAAGCAATTAGAACTTTAAAAGATAAAGAATATACTTTAAATCATGTGATAAAAGATATCGATCCTATTATAGGACACTATTTTAGAAGTATTTATCAAATTTTAGAATTTATTGATTTAAATGATTCTGTTGCAAATAAAAAGTTCTATTCTAATATATTAAGAGCACAATTAAGTCAATATGAACTAGGACTTTTATTTTATTATTGTGTATCTCGTAACGGAATAAAACTTATGCTTAATCTTATTACAAAATATGAATTTCTAGAATATTTAGAATACAAAAAAGAATTTGAAAATATATATTTAGAAATGTATATTGAAGAATCTAGAAAATTTGATGAAAATAATATTCATAAAGCATTTGGGGATAATGATGCTTTTAGAAAAGTATGTGAAAATATTGTATTGCAAAAAATAATGAAAAAGAAATCCTATGCATTTTAATATTTCATAAAATTTCCAAAGCCACAATAATCTTTGTGGCTTCATCTTTTCTAAGCTCATTAATAAATCCAACTTGTCTTTTAGCTATCTTTGAAACAAAAAAACACATAGCTTCTCTACTTTTATTTTTAGCTTTATCTAGCCACAATGTATTGATTTTATGAAGTTGAGCTTCCGTTGCTTTTGAAACTGGTATATCACTTACATTTCTATTGCAAAAATCTAAAAGTAGTTTTAATTCATCTATGCTTAACTTTGTAGTGCTATCAACTCCAAACCTTGAGAGCATAAACTCTTTTCTCTGTTCATCATCTATAAAAACATTGTGTTTAACTATTTGTATTTTTTGAATAAGACTTTTTTTATAGGTTTGTTGTGCTTGTGTCATTAAAATTATTCATCCTTTTCAAAATATTCTTCTAATCTTTCATGAATTTCTTCATAACTCAACTCTTCAAAAGTATCTAATTCTATATTGTATTTCAGTAATTGTGATATTGTAATCTCTCCATTAAAATCTCTTATGATTTCTAGTATTTCTTCTAAACTTCTCATCTTTTATCCTTTGATTTAATTTTTATATCATTTTTACTACAACCATTACCACCGTTACAACTGCTATTTATAGGGCTTATATTTAGGCGGTTGTAACGGTGGTAGCAGTTTCAAGCAATTAAAGTGATGTTGTAAGGTTTTCCTTTTTTTTCTTGCTTACATTCCCAAAATTTCGCATTAAACTTATTGATTGTATCGTTTGCAGTTTTGTCATCTTTTTCAAAGCCAAGAGTTTCTAATAACTCTTTTTTATTTAGTCCATCAGGATTTTTCTTTAATACTTCAATTGCTTTATTTACAAAACTTTCTTCATATTCACTCATATTTGAGAAAACTGGATCTATATCTTTTAAATCTAAAGTAGTAGTATCAACTGCAAAACCACAATCAGATATAGCATCTCTATCATTTTCTACTCTTAAACTCCATTGTAGTTCATTTCCTATTCTAGCTTTTTGTTTAAATTCATATACATTATCAGCACTTTTTGCAAATTCACTACTTCCATCTATAACTTTTCCATTTTTCGTCGCATGATGTATTAATAATACAGTTCCACCTGAATCTCTTATATCTTTCATATTTTGCATAAAAGCTTTTGCTTGAGTATCATTGTGAATGTTATCAACAAAATCTCTTGTACTATCAATAATAAAAATACAATCCTTATAGTTTTGCCCAAAAGCATTTTTTTTAATTTCACATAAAAAACCATCAGCAGTTACATTCAAACCACCTTTACTAAAATATTTAATATTAGAGTAGTTTGAAATAAGCCAATCAACACCTCTCTCTTTTAGTTGTCTTTTAGGATTATCAAAATCTATATAATAAATTTTTTTAACTCTTTTTGCTAAAAGTTTACTAACAGCTAACATAAACCATGTCTTACCTTGAGAAGGTGCTCCATAAATCATAGTTATAGCTTCACTTACTAAAAAATTATCTATATAATAAATAGTTTTTTGATTGTCCAAATCATTTACTGTAAGAGCCATTTCTTCAAAACTAAACATTTTTAACCTTTTCTAATTTTTCTTTTAACCATTTTTCAAGTACTACTTTATCTTTAGGTTCTACTTTCTCAAGTAGTAAATCAAAATCGTGTTTTTTATCAACTCTTCCATATTTAAACTCCCAAAATAAGACTTTTAAAAGCCATTTTAGAAGCTCATCTTCTTTTACATCTTTTGTAATAGAGTTAAAATAGTTCATAAACTCATCAACCTTATCATAGGTGCAAATATGTATTTGCATCCTTTTATAAGCTTCATCTAGCTTAACATTGCCTGTATTAACTGTTAGTATGTTCATTTAAATCTGCTTTTCAATAAATTTATTTTTCATAGATTCAAGTAAAGAATCTACACTATAATATAGTTCAGACTCATCTGCCCATAAAGGTGTTTTTCTACCTTCTAGTTTTATGTTGTATCTAAAAATATTTTCTTTAAAAGTTGCTATTATCTCAATCTTTAATATTTTTGCTTTTACTATTTCTTCCTTGTGTAGACCATATACTTCGTCCTCAGGATCAAATTTCGTTTTTATATTCATTTCTACTCCTTTTAATAATCTCAATAGAACACTCAAAGAGTGCTCTATGAAACTATTTCTTCTATTGTTTTTCTTTCAAAAGATACATCTAAGTAACTAAGTTCAAAATCATCACAATATTTGAGTTTAATTCCACAACTTCCATCTATTAGAGGGAAACCTTCTATTCCTTCTTTAAAAGCTTTTATTGCTGCATCTTCTCCACAATAAAAAGAACTTTTCATCTGTAGTCTGATAATTTCATGTGCTATTAATCTTGTTACACACTTATAAATACACTCTTGTGCATCATATAGCCTACCTTCACTTCCACTCCAAAAATTATTGATTTCATGACATAGTTTATATGTCTCTTCATTTTCATCAAAAACAACTATAAAATCATTAACATCTGCAAGTGTTACCTTTACTTCTATTTTTTTCATTTTATTTTCCTAATTTATTAAAGTTTAATTCCCTCATCTTGACGAGTAATCTTTTACAACTGTAAAACCATTATCTTTAAGCTCTTGAAGGGCTTCTTGTTCTTTTTCTTCATAATTTTTATTCTCGTCAAATTGAGGTATCATTCTCTACCATCCGACTCATAACCAAAAGCTTTAAAATCAATATGAATATTGCTTTCTTGAACTTTGGCACTTGAAGCATCTTTTAACTTCTTATAAGCAGTAGGAAATACAAATATTTTATTTATCTCTTTATTTATTCGTATTTCGTCTCTTTCTTGTGTATCTTCCCAACAATATTTGTCATAACTCATTGCTGGTCCGATAAAAATAGTGATTGTTCTTTAACTCTTCTATTTTTTAAACCATTTGATTTTTTACCATTACTATTTATCCATTTAGGAAATTCCTCTATTACCGCTTTAAAATCTCCTTTATTCAATTTTTTAAGCAGTGTAGAAGTTTTAAAATTAGGCATTCCAATGTTATAAACAAAACTTGTAAGGGCATCAAACTGGTTTTGTGTTAGTTTTACTTTAATCAAAGGATTTATATCAAACTCTTTTTCTATTAGATTTTCCAAAAGCTTTACAGCTTCATTTTCTGTTATAGCTTTATCTTTCAAAGTTACTTTTGTACCATCAGGATAAAAAGTACTTCCATAACCAATCGTAGGTTTTTTAGCTGGACAAAGATAAGGTCTACTCATAAAACTCTCTTCACTTTTTATAAGTTCTAAACCTTTGCTAGATATTTTCATTTTCAACCTCTTTTATTGGCATTTCAAGACCTGCTAAATCTAAAACTATGTGCTCTAAGCTTCCATCTACTTCACCATTTTTTCTATGTTTAAATCTAATATATGATTTAGTTCCTGCAATCTCTGTTGCATCATCTATCATACTCATAGCTTCTTTCCATAGTTCATGTTGAATTGGATATGATTTTAAGCTTAAGATTTGTTTTGCATCAACCTTTCCATTTTTCACATCAAATACTCTTGTAATTAATGTTTGAATTTCAGCATCAGCTCCATTTGTTTTTAAAGTCAAATACTCATCAATCTTTTCTTTTGCAAGACTAAGTTTTTGGTCAAAAGAGATAAGTTTAGAAACTTGTATCTCAACTATTTTTGTGCCATCAAAGTTTTTTAATGTAACAGTTCCACTTTTTGAAGTGATTCTCTCCATGTTATACTTTTGTCGAAGTAAATCCACAAAACCATAACACTCTTCAAAAGCTTTTGCTTTAAACTCTATCATTTGCTTTTGCAAGACTAAAGCACCTTTTACAATACTTTCAACAGTTTCATCTTCAAGCTGCTTATCAGGTGTTATCATATCAGGGTGGATAAAATCACCTTCTTTATTTCGCCACATTCCTTTTTCATTTATTGTTGGCATAAATCTCCTTTTTTATTTAATTTTCGAGCACTCAATAAAGCTATCTTTTTTTAAAGATAGCTCTATGAATGTTCTTCTTTATCATCACCACCAAGAGGATTTTCTCTTGTACTATTTTCATTTGCATTTAGAACAGTAAATGGTATATTTACTTCTTTTTCTACTACACAAAGTCCTAATTGTAAAGCTAAACTTCTAGCTACATACATAGCTTCATCTTGACTAAGTTGTACTCCAACTCCACCTTTTCCAACCAAAAACCTATATTCGTCATTTTCAATTGGAAATTTTTTAACAACAGGTACCACATTCATATTCCATCCTTAAAAGGTATTTTTTTATCTTTTTTATCTCTATTTCTTAATATAGAGCAAACCATATAACCACTCACAAAGCCACCACAAAGGCTTAAAACTATTCCCATCACTCTTCTATCTCCTTTAAAAGTTTTATTAAATCATTGGTTGTTGTTTGAACACCAATAATCTCTGTAACACAATATTTTTCTTTGATTTTTTTATATATTTTTTGGGGATTTGGGTATTTTTTTCTAGCGACTAAACTAACTGTTGCTTTTGATAATCCAAGTTCAAGAGCCACTTTTCCTATGGATTTATTTTTTATCTCTTGTTTTAAGAGTTCGTGGATTCTTGCTGTATCCATAAATGTTTCAACTCAGGATTAGCTCTTGTATATCCCCCTTTTAAAAGCTCTTCTTTTATTCTATTTACATTCTCTAAATTGAATTCATATATCCATTTCTCACCTTTTTGTACTTTAGGTATATAGTCTTCAACAATGCCAAATTTAATTAATCTATTCCACCACTTTCTTAGCCCACCTTCAGCACAATTAGCTTTTTTACAAATATCATCAAAAGAAAGCATAGGAGTATCAATTGCATTTAAAATATTCATTAATGTTTTTGGATAAACTATTTTTTCTTTTCTATTTAATTTCGTTTTAATACTTATCTTCAAATTTGGATCATATAAAATGTTACCAGATAGTTTTGGAGCAAAAACTCCTGTATTTTTAATAAGTTGATATTGAATTTCAGTAAATGGCTTTCTTGATTTACCACAAAATTTAATATATTCTGCATCTTCCAAAACTTTTAAATAAAGCTTTAAAGTAGGATAACTTACATTAAAAATTATATAAAAATCACCTACTCTAAAAATTTTATTTCTTCGCATATATAGCCATAGTTTAGTTATAATATTTTGACTATATCTATAATTAACCTTTTTATTATTTTCCATGTTCCACCCCACTTTCTCTAAATATTTTTAAATCTACACTTTCATAATTATTTAGTTCACAATACTTTTCAAGTCTTATGAGTAAAACTCTAATATTTCTAAGGTTTGGATATTTTGCATAGAAAAAGTCAATTAAATCATCTTCTATTTTTACATCACTTAGTTCACAAAACTTTTTAATATCCTCTTTTATGATAGGTTTAAATTCAACTAAAGCAACTATTCTTGAATAATAGTGTCTATGCTTTTTAAATTTAGCATTTGACTCTTCCATACCTATGAAAAAAACTATTATCCCCGTTTCATCATGTATATCTCTAAATAGCTCTAATACTTCATTTTTTGTACTTTTTAGTATTGCATCTACTTCATCAACTATAAGAATTCTAGGCTCACTTATAAGCGATTCTATAACTCTTTTATAAAGATAAGATGCTTGTCCTTGAGTATCTAAATTAAGCTCTGTACATATCTCTCTTAATACAGAAGTTTTAGTCCAAGTTTGAACTGCTCTAAAAAGAAGTGCATCTTCTTTTGCAGTAATTTTTTCTAAACTTATTGTTTTACCAAGTCCATAATTACCATAACCTAAGCCCATTTTTGGAGCAGATATAGGAAGTTCTTTCAATCCTTGAAAAGCCTCTTCCAATTTGATATAATTTTGCGTATGTAAGAATTTTTCTTTCATTTTGTAATCTCCTGTTTGATTTAATTTAAGTCTCTGCGAAAGACTCGAACAGGAAGTGCAAAAGCACTTCCCTATCCAACCTTTGCTTCTTTTTCTGCCATTTCCCAAATACTTGGATATTTTTCAGCTAGTTTTTTAGTTGTACTATCAACCATATTATTTTTTAAGTCCCAAACAAATCTGTCAAAGTAACTTTCAAAAACTGGTCTTCCACTTGGAAGTATTTTTGTAGGTTTTCCCTCTTCATCTTTATTTTTAAAATCGTATCTATTTGATTTTTCTAACTCTTGTTTATCTATTTTTTCTATTTTTACAGAGTCTTTTAAGAGTCTATCTATTGTCTCAGTATGCTTTATAACAGTTATCGTATTTGTATCTATCACCTGCCCTACTGCTTCAATCCTATCAAGAATAGTTATATCTTTTATAGCTTGAGCTTCTTTGATTATCTTATCCATCTGTCTTAATAGTTGTTTAGATTTTTTCTTAGCTCCTCTTACTTCATATCTATCTTTACCCATATGTTCTACATCTTCAGCTATACAGATAAAATTCATATTTTCATCATAAACTAAGATATATCCCATATCATGTCCTGACATGATATAAACTTGATGTCCTGTAAACTCAACTAAATTAAGATGAACATAGTTACATCCATCATAAGAAATACCTTTTTTACCAACTTTTCTAATAACACTCTCACCAAGTAGTAAATCAAGCATTCGTATATCAGGTATTGATTGCACAGCTGTTGGATCACTATTCCATTTTGAAATTGGCTTAGCATTTATTCCTTTATGTTCTCTTTGTTCATAGAGTTTATCAACCCAGTTATCAATCCAACTTTGTAACTCTTCAGGATTTAAAAGTACAGTTAAATCAAGTCCTATATTTTCTTTGCTTATTTTCCAAGCGTCTCTAAAAGCCTTTTTTTCTTCATCTGTTTTTAATGAATGTTCTTTTCTCCATTTTTCTTGAGCTATTATCTTATGTTCAAAAGATTTTCTAGCTTGTAACTCTTGCTTTTCAGCAACACTATGACCTATATATCCTGGAATTTGTTCAAATAATTCTCTAGCCATAGTTCCAAAAACTCTCTCAACATGAGGTTTACAATCACCACTAAATGGTGGAACAATATTCATATTGATTTTTAAGTTGGTACATATAGATTCAAAGTGATTTGAAGTATAATCTTTACCATTATCAACTACTACATTTTCAGGAATACCAAGTTTTAAAATAGCTTTTCTAAGTAGTTGTGAAATACTGTATGAACTAGAAGTAGAAGCTACATGAAACACAACTCTTCTACTAAATACATCAATAGCAGCTAAAACTGTATATCTTTTTCCATCGGCACAAATTACATCAGCTGGTGTACTATCAAGTTCCCAAAACTGATTTTTATAACTTGCTTTTGCATCGGCTTTTCCATAAGCTGCTAAATATTTATTTTTTGCACTATCAGGATTTCTTGCAAACTCCTCAAGTAATGGATTTTTTCTTTTCCATTCTTTATAAAAGTTATTCAAAGCATCATAACTAGGCATCAAATCACCAAAGGTATGACACATATTTCTATATATTTCACTTATTCTTGGTCGACTTGCTCTTAAAAAATATCGAATTGCAGTATCTTGTTGAGTTTTATCTAAAGCTTTTACTCCTTTTTCTGCTCCTCTACTATCAATAAAAGCTTCAACTATATTTATCTGTTTATCCTCAGCTTCTTTATATTTCCTAATCCAATCATTCAGTTGTTTTAAACTAACACTTCCTAAAATATCAAAGCTAATATCATTTTTCAAAGTTTGTTCTAACCACTCTTTTTGATTTAATGTCATTGATTTTTTTCTATAAAATTCAACCAATTTACATTTTGCAATAGCTTGTTTTTGTTTTAAAGGATGTGCCAAAAGATATTTTTTTGTAAAATTTGCTTTTGAAATGTTAGTAACCTTTACATCTTCTCTTTCTTCCTCTTTTATAACTCCAAGCTCTTTTAACTTTTCTTTATAGCGAGATGGTAAATCATCATATTTATAGTGTTTTACAGGCTTAAAACTTCCATCAATAGATTTTAGTTCATAGGGAGTATCTTTGAGGGCTTTAGAAATTGCCATTTTTGTTAGATTTAATTTTTCCATTAAATCTTTAGCTATAAATTCCATTTTAGACCTCCCAAGGAAGCTTTCCTATCCAAACATTATCTTTTTTAAGTTGTGCCATTATCTTTCTTGTATCACCATTTATATTATTTCTTCCATTTCTCTCTCCACTTAAAACCATACTTAAAATAGTATGGCTGACACCATAAGCAGTTGCATATTTCTTAACTGCAAATCCACGACTATCAAACCTCTCTTTGAGAGTCATATCCTTTAAACTTTTATTAATCAAATTAACCTCTCTTTCTAAGTAATAAATACTCACTTCAAATATTTATCTTAAGTCAATATTCACGGTTAAGCCTTAGTTGAGTGCTCATTTCTACTAAGACTTAATAATAAATATTTCTGTTATAATTTATAAAATAATTGGAGTTATATTTGGAAAATTCAAACGAAGCTTATGAACATAATTTAAAGTTGTATAATGAATCTGTAAGAAAAGATTTAGATATAACATTAACTTCAACAATACCAACTCAAAAAAACTTAATGAAAACAATTTTATGGTTAAACTCATCTGTTATTGGGTTATGTTTAGCTGCAGTTTCAAAAGACTTTGCAATAATTTATATATCAATGCCATTTGTATTTTCATATTTAGCAATTATTACTATATTATATTCACTAAAAGATGGCAGAATCAAAACACTTGGTACTCCATCAATAAAATCAATTGAAAATATTACTCCAAATGAATACGAAAAAATTAATGGATTTATCACCTTAAATGAAAGTTATAAAAAAGCCCTTGATAATAATGTAGAACTTATCCAAAAGCGTGCAATAAAAATTGCATTTGCAACAAATATGACAATCCTATCTATTATTTCAATTTTTATTATTACAGTTTTACATATAAATCTTATGAAAGGAGGTTAA